CTAATCTATTCTTAATGACTTGAGCTTTGATTTTAATACCTATGGTATCTTTTTTAGTATCTTTGATTTGTCCCATATTCTTTAAACGAATACGAGTTGAAGCGTGGAAAGGTAATGCCTTACCACCACTTGTTGTCCAAGGATCTCCGAACATTACACCGAGTTTTTGACGTAGTTGATTCGTAAAGATTAAACATACTTTTTGGCGAGCAATAAGTTGTGTAATCTTTCTCATGGCTTTAGATAAAACTATAGCCTTTGAAGTAGCCCAACCATCTTTATCAAAGTCAGCATCCATCTCCACCTTAGTGGAAGCGGCAGCTAAACTATCGACTAATATCGTAACTAATTTATCTTTACTTGATTCACGAATCTTTGTAACAATCGTTTCAATAGTATCAAATATATCTTCAACTGTTTCCAAGTGAACATATAACATACTATCGGTATCTATCCCGATTGCTTGTAAGAATTCGGCTGAAACGGCAGACTCAGTATCTATATAGACAGCAAGACCACCTTTCTTTTGTGTAGAGGCAAGAGCGTGAGCTCCAATCAATGATTTACCACTACCTTCAAGTCCATTTATTTCAGCTATTCGACCAGCAGCAAATCCACCATGTGGTTTATTTGATATTGCTAAATCTAATAACGTAGAACCTGTAGAAACCCACTCCGTAACATCAGTTGGGGTTTCTTGTGCCCCATCAAGAAAATAAGCTACTTGATGAGATTTGAATTGTTTATTAAGTTCGTTGGCTAATACTTCAGCCAATTCGTCTCTGTTTGACATGAATTTCTCCTATTAAACGATGGGGCGGAGAAAGGAGGAAACCACCCCACCGAGCCCGCGGGATTATGAATTAAATAATTTATCAAAATCATCTTCTACTTTAGAAGATGCTTTAGTCGTAACCATTTCAGGTTCTGGCGTGCCAGAACTGTCATCATTATCCGTTGGGTTTAAGAAACTTGAAAGATGTTCTTTCAATTCGTCAAAGGTTGGTTCTTTATACAACTCACCAATGTTGGGTTGACCATTCAGAAGCTTTTCCAAAAGTTCAGACTCATCCGCAAGCGGTGTCTGATTTGGTTTAACTCGAATAGTTGTCTTACCGTACTGATTACCAGCTTCAGCAGGTGTTTGTCGTTCAACGACAATATCACGACCTACCGTAGCGTCACTAATATCACCGTAATCAGGATCAGCAATTATACCAAGAAGTTCTTGATATACTGTTTTGCCAAAACCCCAAAACTTTACACCTTCTGATTCTTCACCACGAACTACAACAGGAACAAATGTTCTCATTTTAGGTTCAATCCTTTTACCTTGAATCCACTCATCTTTGTTGCCACTAGCTTTCAGTTTATCAGCAAATTGCTGAACTGGATCGGGGCGACCAAATGATAGTGGAGACAAAACGGTTTTGTTAGGAACTAAACTGTAATGAAAAAACAACTCACTAAAAGGATTGTTCTTATCGTGTGTATAAGGCACAATTCTTACTTGTGATTTTCCTGGTTGTGGTTTCCAAAAGTTGTTAGATGTAGTGTTCTGTAACTGATTAAGACGGCTTTTTATAGCATCAATATCCATTATTATTCTCCATAGTTATGTTTAAGTGTTATTGTTATTAATAAATATTTAATTAAAAACATTTAAGTATAACGTATCCATATAATATACGAATTTTTTTGTTAAAATACAAGCTTTATTTTTTTAATAATTGTTCAACTTTTTCTTCTAAAGCACTTAACCTATCTTCGGTAGTTTGTGGCTTTGTTCGGTATGCCATATACTGTGTATAAACCATATCAATCATTCTTTCCTGTGATATGACATTACTTGGTAAATCTTTTTGGTTTTCTCCATACCATAATATAACACTTTTTTTCCAATTATCAAAGTCTTTTTTTGAAGAATTTTGAATATCAAATGTAGGAATGGGTTTTAATGGTTTTCTTTCTTTCAAAGGATTGGCTTTTAAAAATTGTTCTACATTTCGTTTGTCCTGATAACCTAATAGAAAAGTTCCTATGTTTGAATTGTATAGCATGGGAGTTATTCCTCTTAATTTATTACTCGTGCGAATTGTATCGTAAATAACTCTTGATTTTTTATCATCAATATTTAGAATTTGAATTTTTTGTTCATCATTCAAAGTCTTGTTGATTTGTTCTATTGATGGTTGCATTCTTGTACACCAAGCACAACCACTTCTGGTAAAATAATATATAGGTGAAACCATTTATACGTCTATAATCTTTAGGATCCGTGTAGGTATTCTTTGTAAGCCTTCTTTGTTAGAAATCAGTATCATGTTTTTGTATAAATCCCATGGCACTTGATAAGTTGTATCCAATACGCCATTATTAATTAGTTTGATTAATTCATTTAGTGCATTAATCGTATAAAGTGTATTGGTTATTTTCTTTCTATGTAGTGAAATAGTATTCTGAACTAAATTAAAGTCAATGTCATCTTCTTGATTAACATTATAAGTACAGATTAATTCTTTTGGTTTATCTTCGTTTTGTAATACATAAATCTTATCAAATACGATTTTAAAATGTTTTGTTATGTCAATAATTGATTGATCAAGATTAAATTGAGTCGTGAATGTGCAGAGAAGTTGAGTTTTCATTAGTTAACCCTTTTCCCTGTCTGTGCGTCTAATGCTATTATTGCTGAAGGATTAGTGTTTTCAGGTGTTATTTTTTTATTTGGCGGGTCTGCAATTTTAAATCCTTGGTCACAACTATAATTCATTCCTGAAATAACATTTATACCATCAGCTTCTACGGTTTTATATTTACCTTTTTTAATAACTTCACCTGTCTTTTTATCTTCTTTAAAACCTGATATTTTATGTGCAACGTTATTAAACTTATTGTATTCAGTATCACGATTATTTATTTCAGCCATTACGTTTCCTTGTGCACAATGTTTCATAAAACTTTCTTTTACTCTTCGCAAATCATCTTCTGTAAATCCTCTTTCTTCAAGTTTAGATTTGTTCTTTCTTAGAAATGAATCAAAAGATTTTTCTCCTGTTTTCATTCCTGATTCATAGACTTTATCATATTCTTCTTCTGTCATAATACCATCGTTTACAACTTGTGCTTTTGTTTCATCTCTTACATTGTCTAACTCTTTTATAACTTCATCACTTGGTGGATAATCATCACCTTTATAAATCTTATCATATGTATCAAGTAATGAGTTTATACTTTGTCGTGTTCCTTTATTTTTATAAGCGGTCAATGATACTTTACCAGCAGATGAAGACCTCGCACCTTGGTCATACTTAACACTTTCTCCGCCTGATACTTCTACGCTAACTAATATTTTTTGTATTGATTCTGCTATTTTGTTAGGGTCATTAGTATCGCCAGGGTCTTTTAACGCCCAAACATCTGTTACCTTAAAAGTTTCAGACGCAGGTAAAATAGCAGTAAATCCTTGTGATAATCTGTGCATATAAGTTATAGATTCAGCTACTTCTGCACGTGAAGTCTTCATATCACCCATAGCATTCATCTCTACTAACATTTCACCCATATCTTCATTAAATTTATTTGCTCTTTTTTGTTGTTCTTCAAATGATAAATTTTCCCATTCAGGATCATTCAATGGATTCTCAACATTTTTAATTCTTTCTATCAACTCATAGTGTTCTTTTGTAAGTGGCGGATGTGGAGGTGTAGTTTTTTCTAATGCTTTTTCTAATCCATTTGCAACATCTTGTAAACAATCATTTATAGCTTTTTGTTTCCCCTCGTGTGTTTCAACATTACCATAATCAACTACTTCTAAATCTCCTTCTGCTTCTGCTAATAAATCTATTTGGTCATTATATCTTTGTATACCTAATACTACACTTCTTGCGCTTCGTGTAGTATCCTCTTCAGACATACCTCTATCCATCAAAGCTTTCTTTACATCTTTTATTTTTGGTACAGATTTTTTTGTATGTGTTTGACCTGCGATAGTTGCTTCTGTAACTTTACCATCTGAATCTCTTTTTGCAGTAATTTTTTCATCTTTTCTTTTCTTATTCGCAGTAGTAGGTGCCATCATCTTTGAAGTAGTTCTTGAATTAGTAGGTGATGCACTCTTTAATCCAATAGCTTTTCTTAATTTTTGTATTTCATCATAATACAAACCACCCTCTGTTTTCCCGAAACCCTTTTTTGTTCGCAATCTTGCCTGTCTTGCGGGGCCTCCTTGAGGGTCAGAAGTACTACCAAATCTCCAATCACCAGGTCTCACATCAGCTAAATAAAATTGTACACTTCTCTTTGAAGGGTCAGGACTACCTGATTGGTCTTTGACTGCTAAATGATTTTTTAATACAGATATTTCACCATCTGTCATTTCATCTACTTGGTCATTTTTAATTTTATCTATTGCAGAAGAAAAATCTTTCTTTTCTTCATCAGACATAATTAAAGAATCTTGTGCGAGTTTATCAACCTCGTCTAAAGCTTTTACTATTGTTTTCTTTGGGTCTTTTGTACCTTGTTTTTCACTCCAATCAACATTTTCAGGTTTTTTAGTAGGAACACCTTTTTCATCTAAACCAAGTTTTTCATATCGTTCTTTTTGTCCTTTTAATTTATCTTCAATTGATTCTTTCTCTCTATCTTTTGGTTCTTCTTTTTCTGCTTTTTCACCACCTTCATCATCATCTTCATCCTCTTTATCAAAGGGATTAGGATCTATTTTCATTGGTTTTGTTGGTTCTTTTTCTTCTTCGTCATCATCACCAATCGGTGTTAATTTACCATCAACATTTTTATGTGTTGTATCTCCATCTTCAGGTCCCCAATTTCCATAACCTTTAGATACTAAACCTTTAGCTTTTGCCTTTTCTTTTTCTTTATCGTCTAACCCACCATCATCTTTTTCCAATATCAAGATAACATTATCAATAATGTCTTTATCAATACCTTGTTTAAAACACAATTCTTTCAACAATACTAAATGATAAGCATTAGATGGATTAGGTGTGCCATCGGGAACTTTTGCTCTCCAGTCAAGCCATAATGAATTAAAATTAAAACCCATAATTCTTTATACTTCCATAGTCAAGGCCGACTTTAGTCTTTGTTGTAAACCCATTAGTTTCAAGTATTTGTTTAATCTCATGTATTGTTTCTACTCCATCTTCTTTTGAATAGTCAAACAAAAAACTATCATAGTTATAATGTACGATTTTTGTTTTCTTTGTTAATAAATATGTATGTAATTTCATTAAAAGTTTAACATTTCGTTCTGTTTCATAAGACTGAATGTAGTAGTTAAATAACTTCTGAGCATTTAGATTTTCCAAATTCTCGTCTTTCATAGGTCTATTATAAATATGTGAGTTAATCTTTTTATTCTGATTAAATTCATCCCACATTTCATTTATTAAATTTTTGGTCATGTTTAAGAATTCAATTTTATTTGCAACATCATTAGGTATGCCACCATACAGATATTGAAATGTTTTGGTTTTACCCTCACTAACATCAACTTTATATTTATTACTCAAGTATTCATGTACGGGTGTATTGGGAAAATCATATCCAATTAAATCTCCAATCAATCTTGGATGATAGGCATCAAAGTCAAATTCAATAAAGATATCATTCAGGGGTGAAAAACATTTCCTATGTTCTGGTGTCAAGGCAGCAAAGTTTAAATTATTAATACTATTGGATGGTCGGGATGTTGTGGTGAAGAAATTATAATTCTGATAGATTTTTCTATCATGAATGTATTTAGCAATTCTATGACCAAAGGTTGAGATGATATTCGTATTGACTCCGATTCCATTCAGTTCTATTAGGGTGAATGCCTTTGTGAACTCATCGTGGAACAATTGTAACTCTGGTGTAATGGGTAAATCATCATCTTGGTAATCCATTTCTTCCATTATTTTGTGCATTGGATAGTAATACATGAATTCACTATCACTATAGAAGTTAGAGTACTTTACTTCATGTTTTACTTTATTGTGATGCCAATAATCTACTACATTCGTGTCTAAATAATTTAAATCATTCTTTATAAAGGTTTTGTAGTCAATTCCTTTATGAAGTATGTCTTTATTTAGTTCACCTACTTGTTTTTCATAATGGTTAGCATACAGTATATTCTGGTCAAACATCAAGACAATGTTGTTATTTGGGTGTGACTTGGAGTAGTTTTGTAACGATGTAACTGATTTAACCATAGGTTAATTTAAGTGATTTTTATCATAAAGTCAAGAGTTTATTAATAAAGACCATCTGGTTCCTATTCAATAGGAACAGCCATAGCATCTTCTCTTGCCCTTTTTTGTATTGCATCGCCTTCATCTGGCGTAAATATATCTTTGAGCTCTTCCATAGTTTCGATAAAATTTACATCTAAATCTTTACAAAAATCTACTACTCCAATGCCGGAATTAATAAAAAACCAATCTGGTATCAAAAGTGGAGGAACTGATTCTGATATTCCCGGTAAAGTAGTTATAATTATCTCATATACAAATCTACCATCACTCACTTCAACTTTTGGACCAAGTTCACTTGAAAACATAAAACCTACACTTGACATTAAAAATCCATATTTTGGATCAATATTACCACCACCAACCACATCCCCTACGGATGTTACTGTTATGTTTCCGTTTGATGCGGCTTTTGCAGTAGTCCAATTAGAAAAATACATATTAAAGAATTTCTCTAAAGTTTCATTCTTTGCCATTTTTTTAAGTAAATCTTCTACTAGTTTGTTAGGACCTGTCTCTTTACCTGGAAAAG